GCCCTTAATACCAGGCTCGCTTACCTTACCAGGGCCAAATTTTGGCATGGAAGAAAGCAAGTCGATACCATCGACTAAGGCATGGACTATGTTGCGTAATGCAAGTAGCCCAGCCTCGTTGAAACAGAGTCTAGATAGTTTATCCTCCACTAGTTCCCAGTCGCGGAATGCGACGGAAGCTAGATTTGGATCGTCAAATTTCAGCTTCTTACCGAAAAGTAGGAAGCTGACGATAAAACGACCCAGGAGAGGATCTCTGCTCTTAGTATATTCGATATACTCCTTGTAAATAGGAGTATCGCGAAATCCATCGAGCCAATTCTCGGTAAGAGAAAGTGGCCCGACGACTGCCTCATTTCTGAGGAAGAGGTCGCAAAGAGCAGAATACGCTCGGATAGTTAAGTCCAAACCGTGAATAGTCAAGTTTTTAAGAAACTTGGTATATACGGTAAGGGGCTTTAATCCGTTCGCATTGAGAGGACTATCACTAAGGAGACCAATCCAACTAGTAAGGAAATGGCGTATAAGACGCATATTCCGCTTGGCTGGGTTGGACTTGCAGCTAGCGATAATGATGTTTTCATTGATCACTAACCGACGCATCCCCTCGCGGCATTTAACCACGAGCGAGGTAACGTCAGCCAAGGATCGTTGTGACACCAAAACCCGCCAACTGCGAGAGACGAGCTAAAGAAACAGGTTCGCCCGCCGACACCGTGATTAGGAGAACAGCGAGAAGGTTCTCGACCATCATCCACACATCGGCATCTTCGAACTGGATTGTTGCTGGCACGTTCAGGGTGAGCACAGCAGAGATGGGCTTGATGTCTGAAAGGACACCATCCACCTCGGTGCGAGCCCACGAATTGAACGCAATCAAACAGTTGCGAGTGTTAGGCGTCCCCGTCAACGGGTCCAGACCAAGCTTGGCCTGAACCACAACTGTTGAGGGATAACGCTGATCACCTGACGCAATTGAGTAGGTTGTCTTGAAACCGTTCTTCACGGCCTCAGTTCCAACCTTTGCGAAGAGAGCATCAGCAAGCTTGTTGATGTTGATCGCAAGATCTGAGCCACCACCTGTACGATCGATTGAAAATACGGTCGTCATTTGAATTTCACCTTTCGTGAAACAAGAATGCCGCATACCGCGGCAGGACTAGGTTAGTCCGATAAGGAGAGACCCTACAATATGCCAAGGAGGCTTATTGACTGGAGCTCCAAAATCGAACCGTGTATAACGGCCTAGAGGTACAAACCGAGAGACTTCCCGGATATATACCACCAGGATATCCGACCCAACAGGGTCAGATCTAAAGAGATCGTAGCGACTTAGTTCATCATCCTGTAAAGGAGAGATGAACTTGTAGCTATGAACAACCGACTTGATATCGAGAGCACTCAGTATCGAGAAATTCTCGAGGGACTTTAAGCGTGCCGAAAGGTTTAAGAACCAATTGACAGCAAAAGTCCACTGAATGAGATCGAATATCGAGGAGGCACTGGGTAACACACCTAGTGCTTTAAGGTCGAGGATCTTAGTTAAAGGTCCTCCTGGATACGAATTGACATTAAAAGTCGATCGTGTTTGTACAATCGAATCCTTTCTGCCAAATGTACCTTCAGGGAACGTGTACATAAAGTTGCCATGGGCTTTCAAGGGCTCATGCTCAAGATTATGTAAACGGTCTATAATACGGCCGATCTTGGGAAGAACGTCGGTAATCAACGCAATCAAACCTCTTGTGCTAAAGTTGAACTTTAAGTTCTCAGAAGCCAAGAGTTTCAAAAGGTCTACTATCGACGTGATCTTAAAATCAGCGATAATCGTCCGTAGTGCAGCTAACATCCCTTTTAGATCGGGGATGGAACCTGCAATCTCGGGTAATTTCTGGAGAGTCTGTAAGAGATTCCCAGAGATCCCGGATAACGCATCCTGAACAGCGTCCGACGAACTTATGTATGCCGAAGGGCGTATATCGGGTAGGATCATCCGGATGGATGACTCGAACTCGGTCAGAGGCGAGCGATTGTAGAGACGGGCCAGCAATTGCTGGTCGTAGTTTCTAGAAGAGTAAACCTCTGTGGAAAAATTCCAATACGTTTCGACGACACCAGTATACGACATCACTAAGCCATTGGTATAAAAACCAGCCCAGTCATACCAACCGCCATGAGAGGCGATGGTAGTCTGGAAGGCATAGTGGATGTCATGCAGCCTAGTCGTCTGGATAACGCCATCTGGCGCATCACCATCAAACACAGGCTGAATGAACTCGGGATATATGTCAACAACGACCGTGTACGTTGACGCATTGGCTGGATTAGTCAATACGCCAGGGTAGTCGGGAGAATTGTTGACCTTAGCCGAGTAAGTGATCCTATACCCCCATGTTCCGATCTTAGTATAATCAAACGACGTAACATCGTAGTCATACCAAGTATACCCGTCGAATCCGACACCATGCAGCTCGTGAGCTTGAACCATAAGTCCAAGTTCAGCAAGTCGCACGTGAAGGAACGAGAAAGGTCTCCCGTAGAGATCTCGATAGTGGACACCATAAGTGGGTCCAAGAGGCGTGGTCGCACGATTGATCCATGATGGAGCGTAATCAGCTGCAAAGCTGTACGCACTAAAATGATGATTATTCGTTCGAGCACACTTCACGTTGACCCCAGAAGGGTCATCGCTAAAGAGTTGAACACCGGGAGGGGTGAGAGTATAATCGCCGATCCATTTAGAATGCACAACCTCTTTCTCGGAGGAAAGGGCATTTCTAGACGGAACGGTAATACCCAGAAAATCAAGAAACAACCTGAAACTAGAGAAAATACTGCCATAACGGCGGTAATCTTCAGTAAGATCAGGAGGTAATTGGTTAATGGGTGGTCGGAGCTCATGTTCATTCTCAAATGACAACGAGCCGACCCGGTACTCATGGGTCAAGTCCGTTACCAGCTGAGGGCCAGTATAGAGCTTGGTACTGGTTAAGAATCCTATAATAGGATCCCCCTGAGCTAAGATAGACAGTGCAGTAGTGCCAGCATAAAGGTTGGGGTTGTGGAGTTGAGGCATCCAATAGTTAAGGTCGACGACAAATCGGCCTTGATTACCAAATACTTTCATCTTCACACTCCTATAGCCTGTCCAAATTAGTGATAGGTGAGGGTCCCCTAACGGGGAC